ATCATGAGCGACAATAAATTAACAAACTTAGTAATACTAAATAAAACCACTGATTTTACTAATTCAGAACTGGTTAAATACCTCAATGATAAGTATGGAGGTAAGTCAGTTAAGGGAGAATCAACTAAACCCTTCAACCTTCAGGACATTCAGCAATACGTCACCAAAGGATTTCTACCAAAGAAATACGGAGGTGAGCAGTTAAAGGTAATTGAATCTAACGATATAGGAATTAAGATAATAAGGGTGAATTTTTAGACATTAAAATAAAGAGTTTTGGAAGTAGCAAATCTAATCGTATTCGATTTAGAAACAGGTGGATTTAAACCTGAAGAACATGGACTATGTGAAATAGCAGCCATAATAATAGATAGTACAACATTAGAGGAAATAGATAGATATGAGGCAATAATAGCACCATATAAACAACCTTCAGGAAATATGTCATCCTACACACAAGGAGCCTTAGATGTAAATGGACTAACACTATCTCAAATACATGCAGGAAAAGAAGCTAAAGATGTAGCAGCAGAGTTCTCAAAACTATGCAAAGATCATGCAAAGAAACTAACAGGGGGACAGGGTAAAGTAATTCCAGTAGGCCATAATATCCAAACATTCGACATACCATACCTAGAGTTCTTCCTATCAATATTCAAAATAAAACTAACTGATCTATTCTCAAAAACTCATATAGATACAATGTGGTGGGGAAGATATAGATGGACAGAATCAGGCTGTATAGTAGACCATAAGCTATCAACATGCTGTGAGGCAGCAGGCATTCCATTAATAGACGGACACAGGGCTATGATAGATGTAGAATCAAATGCAGACCTACTAAGATATTTTATCAGGAATATGAGAAGTGAATCTGATACAACTCAGGTAACTTCAAAGAAAAGACAGAGGGCGGAATTTAAGTTTAGTTAATGAGTTAAAAATATTTAACAAAATAATTTGCATTTAAAATATAAGATTTATATCTTTGAACTTATTACTAACTACTAAAATTAAAACTCATGACTCACCCACTATCAGAAAATGAATTTCACGAAGCATTAGAATTAAGATCATCAATAACTGATTTAATTTCTGAAATAGAGGATTCAGAATTAGATAGACAAGAGAAATTAGACTTTATTCAGGATGCAATTCGTCAACTAGAATTACTAAAAGAACAGATTTAATATGTCAAAAAAATACAATTCGGATTTAAATGTATATGATGCAGCAGTACAAAGGATAGATTTTATATTTAATAACTTTGAACGAATATATTTATCATTTTCAGGAGGTAAGGATTCTGGAGTTATGCTTAATCTTGTTTTGGATTACATGCGACAACATAACATTAAAGACAAGATTGGAATAATGATACTTGATAATGAAGCTAATTATGAGTATTCACTAAAATTTATGCACTCTATACTTTCAAAAAACCTTGATATATTAGATGTTTATTGGTGCTGTCTGCCGATAACATTACCATGTACAGTTAGCTCTTATGCTACAGAATGGCAATGTTGGGGTGAAAGAGATAAAAGCAGATGGATTAGACCAATGCCAAAAGAAAGCTATATTGTTAATATTCAAAATATGCCTTTTGGTGAATGGTTTAAAGAGGATATGTCCTATGATGAATTTTGGGATGAGTTTGGGGACTGGTATTCGCAGGGTAAAAAAACAGCATGTTTAATAGGAATCAGGGCAGATGAATCTTTAAATAGATTCAGGGCAATAATGAATGAGCAAAAGAAAACAGTAAAAGGTCAATGTTGGACTAAAAAGAAGAGAGATAATGAATTTGATGTTTATAATTGCTATCCAATATATGACTGGAAAACACAGGATATTTGGGTAGGAAATGCAAAATTTGGATGGGAGTATAACGAATTGTATGATATATTCTGGAAAGCAGGATTAACAATAGCTCAAATGAGGGTAGCTAGTCCATTCATGAGTGAAAGCAAAAGTAGTCTTAATCTTTATAGAGTTATTGATCCTCATGTATGGCAAACTCTTTGTGCTAGAGTACATGGTGCCAATTTTATAGCAACTTACGGCAAGCAATTAAATTATAACTCATTCAAACTTCCACCAGGCCATACATGGAAGTCATTTGTAAAATTTCTTTTAGATACATTACCTAAAGAAGTATCTGAAAATTTTAGATCACGTTTTGTTCAATCGATTCTATATTGGGGTAGAGTGGGAGGTACGCTTTCAGACAGAACGTTACGGGAGTTGAAAGCGTCAAATATTGAATATAAAGAAAATGGTTTAACTCCACATGGTAAAAAAACCAAAACAAGAATAAGAATACAATCATATCCAGATCATACAGACATGCTATCAGCACATAACGCTGAGGTTTGTTCGTGGAAGAGATTAGCTATTACTATATTAAAAAATGATCATACCTGTAAGTATCTTGGATTATCACCTACTAAATCACAGGCTATAAGACAAAGAGAGATAATGGAAAAATATAAAGATTTAAAACCAGTTTCAAGATGAAAATAAAACATATAGATCAAATAAAACCAGTTCAATTTACTGGAGGTAAAAGTTTCAGAGCAGTATTAGAATCTGATAACATGGGATACGCTGTGATGAAAACAGTTATTCCAAAAGGAGTAGCTAATCACTGGTACTACCCGTATCATTTAGAAACCTGTTATTGTATAGAGGGCAAGGGAGAGTTAATTGATTTAAAAACAGGCGAGAAGCATTTAATATTACCAGACACAGTTTATGTTTTAGATCAACATGATGACCATACATTTCAGGCACTGGAGGATACTGTATTAATATCTATCTTTAACCCACCATTAAGAGGAGATGAGACCCATGACGAAAACGGGATTTATAAAATAGATAATAAAATTAAAAGAGCTTGGTAATTATTTTAGATAAAAACAAATTATGAATAAAGAGGTAGAAATATTAATAAATCAATTGAAACAAATAGTAACTGAAACTGAATCTAATGATGACAAGGTTGAGTTACTTAATTATTTAAGAAAGGAATTACATTCAGTATCTCCCTTAAAGCACCATCCAGTAGACTATGTATTTTGGGCTAAATCAGATAAGGTAGAGGCAAATGAATATAATCCTAATGCCGTAGCTCCGCCTGAAATGCAGTTACTTTATGAATCAATATCCAATGATGGATACACAATGCCGATTGTTTCCTTTAACGATGAAACTACAATAAGAATAGTAGACGGGTTCCATAGAAGAGAAACGGAGAAAAGAAACAAAGACATTGCTGAATCTACATTAGGCTATGTTCCACTAACAACTATTAGGGATACGCAAAAAGATAGTGGCAATAGAATGGCCTCAACAATTAGACATAATCGTGCTAGAGGTTCTCATAATATAGAACTTATGTCTCAGATAGTATCTGAACTTGTTGAAATGGGTAAAGGTGATGCTTGGATATGTAAGCATGTAGGTATGTCTATTGATGAATTATTAAGATTAAAGCAAATCACTGGATTAGCTTCATTATTTACCAATAAAGATTTTTCAGATAGTTGGGAGGCAGAAAGTGAAAATTAGCAGAGTTTATATTCCATATTGGGAATGGGAAGATTGGTTAAATGGTATGTGGAGAAAGTTACCTAAGGAAGAAGAATTGGAAATGTTACAAAAATCTATTATCTTTACAGGGGATTGGGTAAGATATGGAGAAGCAATGGGTGAAGTTATAAAGGCATGGCCTAGAACAATGTTAAATTCCCTCACTAATACTTCAATCAATAGACGTGCTTTTTTAGGACATTGTGCGGTTCAGTATAAAATTAATTGTCCAGAATACATTACAAGACAAGCATGGGGTTTATTAAATAATAAACAGAGATTTGACGCTGATACCGTTGCACAAAAACATATAGATAATTGGATAAAGGAATATGCAAAAGAGAATAGAGAAGTATGTAAAAGAATGGGAGAGTAGGTGTTACACAGACGGAATACCAGATGAAGCACCGTCAGAAATAAAAGATAAAGTTCCATCATACAAACAAATTTGCATTGCTATACTTAATAATGATTATGCTTTAAAATCGTTGGGGTTATCAATGCCAACATCTCCTTATTATACAGAATTAAAGAAAATAGAATTGAGGGAAAGATATAAAGACAATCCTGAAAAATTAAAGGAGATAGACAATTATAAAAAGAAATCAAGATAGCAATGAAATAAGAGACAGTAAAGAGGTAAAAGAAGTTAAAAGAAGGTGGTAGTTAAAGAAGAAAATTATCTACTAAGCTCCTTTCAAATGAGAGAAGCTTATAAAATAGTAGAAAATATAATAGAAGGATTTGATGATCTAGCATTAAAGGAACTGGTATCAGGTAATACTCAGGATCTAAATTTAATATTAGAAACATTAATATCAGAAGCAAAAGGAATAGTCTCTGCTCAGAACAAACTATTCGATCCCGGCTCATTTGGATATTTGGATAAATTTACAGAATCAGTGGAAATGACACTGAGGTGTAGGAGCCTGAATTATTTTATATTAGCCTGTTTACCATCGTTTATATTAGAACCGTATTCGTTAGAATGGTCTAACATGGTCCAAATGCATAAGTACCTTAACATCTTATGTGCAAGGGGACATAGTAAGTCCTATTTCTTTTCTTTCGCTTTACCTATTTGGCAGATGTACAAGTTTAAACAAGGTAAGGGTATTCCCTGGGAGTTTGAATTAGGGAAGTGGGGAGTTATAGTAACCAATGAACAAGGGCTGGCAAATAGCTTCGTTAAGCTTATTAAACAGGAAATAGAAAGCAATGATCTATTAGGGCAAGTATTACTTCCAGATAATAGGAACATAGGTTGGGGAGCCGAAGAGCTTAATGCAAGGAACGGTAGTAGGATAACTGCCAAATCATATGGAGCTAAGATAAGGGGTATGCACCCTACTTATTTTGTACTTGACGATTATCTCGCTGAGAATGTTTTGTATTCTTTAGATCAGAGAGAGAAATATATGGAAGTTTTCTCAGGATCAATATTTCCTGCTGTATTGCCAGGAGGACAGATATTTGTAGTAGGTACGCCATTTAGTAGCGGAGATTTGTATGCAAACCTACGAGATTTTAAAGATCCTAATACTGGCGAAATATTATTTAAGCAATTAAAGTACCCTGCAATATATCCAGATGGTAGATTGTTGTCACCTTCTCGATTTACTTATGAATCTTTAATGGCACAGAGAGGAATTTTGGGAAACATGCGTTTTTCAAGAGAAATACTTGTGACTCCAATAAATGACGGATCATCTATTTTCCCAATGACCGATTTAGACAACGCAACAGTAGGTCAGGATCAATTTACCTTAATATCAAGAATAGAAAACTCTTCAAGAAAATTTGAAAAAGTAACAGTTGGTGTGGATTTTGCTATATCAGCAAATATAGGGGCGGACTTCTTCGCTGTGATAGTATTAGGAATAGATGCAGTAGGACATTATCATTTACTTTGTGCAGTAATAAAAAGAGGGTTAGGGTACGATGATCAAATATCAACATTAGAACAAATCAATAGAGATTTTAGACCAGATGTGATTAATGTAGAGAATAATGGATTTCAAAAGATATATGAAGATGAATTAAAGAAAAGGGGATTACCTGTGATTGGGAGAACAACTAATTCTGATAATAAGAAAAGTTTACAATATGGATTACCATCAATAGCTGTATTATTTCAAACAAGTAAAATACATTTTGCAACTGGAAATGCTCAGTCTTTGGAAATAGCAAATAGAATAAAGTCTGAACTTAATTCAATAACATTCATACCTGAAAAGAATAAAATGGAATCAGTAGGAGAGCATGATGACACTTGCATGGCCTTATTCTTTGCAATTGAAGCAGATAGAATTACATCACACAATTTTGATTTTAGCTTTGTATAATAAAATTAAACTATGAAAGAGATACAGTTAACAAAGGGATATGTTGCATTAGTAGATGATGAAGATCATGAGGCATTATCAAAATATAAGTGGATGGCATCCAATCATCCAACTAGAAGTGGTGAAATAAGTATGTATGCACATTCTAGTTTAGGAGGTAGTGGTATTAGACAAAAGCCTATACCTATGCATAGATTTATATTAAAGGCTCCCATTGATTTTATTGTAGATCATATTGACAGAAATACCTTAAATAATCAAAAGAGTAATTTAAGGATTGTAGACAAACAGCTTAATGGGTTTAACACAAAGGAACTGAGGCCAAATAATAAATCTGGATATAAGGGAGTGTCTAAGCTTAAAAATGGTAAATACAGAGCTTATGTAAATAACATGCATAAACAAATATCATTAGGTAGATATAATTCAGCAGAAGAAGCTGGAGAGGTTGCTAGAAAAGCTAGACAGAAAATTTGGGACGAAAACATAATAAAATTCGATCACCTCAACACCCACCTAATCAAGACTGTATAATGGAAGAAAAGAAGTTACTCCTACATTCAAATTTTCTCAATGAGCTATTTAAAGCTTGTCTAAGGTCACAAACAATCTTAGAGCTATCTATACCTCACATTAAGTACACTTACCTTCCAGATGAGCATTATAAGAGTTGCTGGCAGCAAATAGTCAAATACTATCAGGGATCTGAAAAGCTCATTTCAATCGGACTGCTATCTCAGCAATTTGAAAACAATCCCAAAGTCATATCTATAATAAAAGACATCAAGGATGCTTCAGAGCCAGATGAAAATATACTCATAGATCAATTAGAGATTTATATCAAAGATAAGATCACTCAGGAACTAGCAACTGATATAGAGAAACTATTCAATTCAGGTAAAAAAGATGAATTGCCAAAACTTCTTCAAACTAAAGGATTAGAATTAGAGAACTTCAAAATTAAAGACGTAGGCAACTACAAGCGAATCATCAAAGACTTCCATTACGATCATTACAATAGATTAAATAAACTATCAGGGGTAGAAAGGTTAGTCAAAAGAAAGATCCCATTAGGCATACCAGCAATTGATCAGGATATGCATGGTGGAGTAGATAGGGGAGATACAGTCTTAGTAGTAGCACCCTACGGAGTTGGTAAGTCTAAGTTCCTTAAATGGTGTGGATTAACAGCTATGAAACTTGGAAATTTTGTAATCCATGTGCAAGCGGAAGGTTCAGAGGAAGAGGCTCAAACCGCATATCAAGCTGGTATTGCAGGAAAGTCTATGAACGATATGGAAAATGCTAATATTACTGATAAAGAAATGATTGAAATTGATAAGTTTCTTAATCAGGTTACATTTGAGGAGGGTGAGATATTTTTAAAGTCCTTCTCTCAATTCAACACAGGAACCATGAAAGATATTCATAACTACTGTCAGGAAATATTTGATAGATTTGGTAGAGTAGATATGATTATTATTGACTATATAGATAAAGTAGACCCTGGAGATGGGGTTAAATATCCTGGAGATGCGGAGGGTCAAAGGAGAAAGAGAATAGCTTCAGCAGAGAAGTTAAAGAATATATGTTTGCAATTTGACGCAGTAGGCATTACCGCTACACAGGCCAAAAATCTATCAGTTGAAAAACGGAATGACCCCAAATTTATAATTACTGGGGATGATATTTCAGAAGTAAAAGGATTACCTCAACCATTCTCATACTGCTTTTCATTAAACAGGACCGAAGATGAGGTTAAAGATAATATTATTAGAATAGGTAAATTTAAAAGTAGGAAATATAAAAAGTCTAAATCATATTATACAATAGTAGAAAATTATGATAGGGAGAGATTTTACTACAACACTGGAACCATACAAAGATTTGGTCAAATATGAACCTAACTCAAAGACAGCAAAAGACAGTTGATCTATTAGGAATAGATTTAAAGAGGCGTTCTAACAATGGATGGTACACAGGCTTTAGTTGCCCGAACTGTGGTCGTAGTGATAAGGTGGGAGTTAAATTCAATGATGAACCTAATCGTAAAAATCATGTATCTATCAATTGTTTTCATGGGAGTTGTGGATTTTCAGGGACAGAATATATAATTTTCAAGCAACTTAATAAACTCCATATTCTATTTGATGGAGAGTTTATAGGCAACAGGGAAACAGTAGAAATTAAGATAAGAACACTAGAGGAAGTTTTACCCAACATAGAAGTACCAGTCAGACACCCTCCATTTGGCTTTAAGAGAACGTATGACAGCGTTTATCTCAATAGTAGGGGGTTTACTAAAGAACAGTACTTAAATGTCGTGTGTGGCTTCTCACAGCTCGAAAGACGGTTACGCAATTATATCATCTTTCTAACAATGGAAGAAGGTAAGAATCGTGGCTATGTTTCACGTCTAACTCTATCAAAGGAAGAAATAGAGGAGTTCACCCAAAAGAACGGATATGAACCATTGCGATACCTAAATGAACCCGTAGAGTTTGGTAAGATGCTATATGGAATAGATGAGATAACAGAGAACACTAAAAAAGTAATACTGGTAGAGGGGATAACAGACAAGTTCAATGTAGATAGACTACTCAATACTCACCTATCAGATACGGTAAAATGTCTGGCCTGCTTCGGTAAAAAGGTAACAGAGGAACAAATAATCAAACTTTGGACATTTGGACAAAATATTGAGACAATTGTATTAATGTTTGATGCAGAAACAGTAGAAGAGTCCAGAAAGTATTCTAGGATACTTAGCTACTGGTTCCCTGAAATTAAAGTAGCACACCTAGAGGGAAATGATGATCCCGGATCAATTAATCAGGAACAAATTAATTATATAATGGCTAATTTAAAGTCACCAGATCAATACGAGGTGAGTTTTATGCCTAAAATCAAATTAAGATGAGCAAAGAATTACTAGATAGTTTTTTAGACACACTTCACGCTGAGTACATACAAGCTGAAATAAGGCTTAAAATCTATCCATCAGAGAAAGATAAGAAGTTCTGGCAAAGAGTATTAGACGCTAAGGAATCAAAGATCAAATCAGTAGCAACAAGATTAGATGTCCATTCTATATTCACAGATGAATCTATCAAACTTAAACTGATTGAAGAAATAGCTCCACATGGCCAACTTCCTAAGTTTACATATCGAAATGATATAGAAAAAGAAGAACTTGAAATTAAGGATAGAAATTATTTTTCAAATTATTTAGGTAAAAGCTTGTTTTAAAAATATATAGTTTATATTTTTGTAAAAATAAATAAAGAAGGTGACATTAGATCCTATTCTATCCAAATCAATAGACATAACAGATAGCATTCTAAAAGACGCTTATAATCTTAATAAGAATCAATTCATATCAAAACATTCAGTTAAACCAGATTCACCTTTATCAATAGAAAGCGTATATAGGAGACTAAGAGAATATATAGTGGATAATAAATTAAAGATTAATGACTAAAAAACCTTCAATCGCTAATATAATAAATATTAGGTGGGCTGTTACGAAAATAACTAATACCGTCCCTAATAATATAGAACAGTGCAAAGCTGAACTAATTAACTTCTTGAGGAAACATAGGGTAGATGATTTAATCATAGACCCTGATAACATAGAAGAACTATTGGAGCTATCACAAGGATATAGTGATCTTAAAATGATTGAAGTATTATCTCCAAAAGTAATAGCTGAAATAGAGAACTTATACGAAGGGAAAGAGATATACGAAAGAGTAGGTAAGGTAGTAGAAACCGATAGGGCAACTATTCATACAGCTTCAATCAATAAACTATGTCAAAGTATAATTAAACTACATCCAGACTTAACATATAGGTTAATTCAGAAGAAACAATACGTATCATTTTACGACAATGAAGGACTTATCTTTGAATATGGAAATATGAAAGAAATATCCAATACAAAAGATGTTTCAGGATCAATCTTATTTCATAGGATAAAACTAGAGGAGATAAATGATATAATACCAGATAAGTATCTAAAAGAGAAAGTTTGGGCTAAAGTAAATCCAAAAGATAAATTCATTACAACTGAATATTATACCTTCACTGAACTTCTGGACCTAATTGCTAATCGTAAAATAGTAACTCATGGGAATTACTTATAAAATAACTATATGAAAGTATTAATTGCTTGTGAATATTCCGGGATAGTAAGAGAAGCTTTTAAGGCAAAGGGTCATGATGTTATAAGTTGTGATTTACTTCCAACTGAAATTGATGGGAATCATTATCAAGGTGACGTAAGGGATATATTATATCAAGATTGGGATATGATAATAGCATTTCCAGACTGTACTTTTATTTGTAATTCAGGAGTAAGATGGTTGCATACAGAAGAAGGTAGGTGGGAGAAGCTTAAAGCAGCTAAAGAGTTCTTTAAATTATTCTCAGATCATCCATGTAAAAAAATATGTATTGAAAACCCTATACCTCATAAATATGCAGAATTACCAAAGTATTCTCAAATAGTTCACCCTCATTATTTTAAACCAGATACCACAAGTAAATCAACTTGTTTATGGTTAAAAGGATTGCCATTATTAGAGAGACAGCAATTCTTAGCAAAAGATCAAATAACATACGATATTCATAGAGCTACACCCGGTCCAGATAGATGGAAAATGAGGTCACGAACATTTCAGGGTTTAGCAAATCAAATGGCAAATCAATGGGGATAAAATTATGATAACCAAAGAACTTAAAACATGGCTATTAGAAGCCCAAATGGATTACACTATAACAGGTGATAATAAAATAAGTATAGAGGGAATAGGTAATTTCATAGAACTAATACAGGAAGGAGATATAATAGATACCAAAGAAGATCAAAC